AATCTATCTGAGGAGTTGATGGCAAGCTTAATCCTAATTTTTGAGCTAACATTATATGATGTCCTCATAGTAACATAAAGCAACTCCACTTGTAAGAGTAATTGCGGTTACGTTAAGAAAAATGGTAACCCCCGCAGGGATTGTCGTTTGAAGGTTAGCAATAGCTGAACCTTCAACGGCTGTTGCACCTGCAATAGCAATAGAAGTTATAACGCTTTCTGTTACAAAATGTACTGCGTAATAGTCCTTGCTTGTCATAGCAGTAGTTGCTATTACATCACATTTGCCTTTGCCTAGCATTTCTCTTAATAGTGTGTTGTTGTTGTCAATTAAACTCATATTTTTTTATTTTAATTTGTCCATATATAATTTGTTCCACTCGCTTCTGTATGCTCTGTGTATTTTATTTGTTCGCTTCCGTCTGTTTCTGTTACATAAAGTTTTCCTGTTTCTACAAGACCTTTTACTGTTCCGTGTACGCTACCTGTAACATTGGCTACATCTGTTTCAGTTATAGGTGCTGTATCTGCGTCTAATGTAGGTACACTTCCGTTAAAACTTACTTCGTATATCTCGTACTTCCAATATCCAAATGGTTTGAAATTAACTTTTCCTGTAAAAACATTTTCAGTAGCGTGGTGTCCTATTGTTACTCTTGTGTAGCGTTGGTAAGTGCTTATTGCGTCAAGATGTAATTGACTTTGCCCATAAGCATAAACTTCTCTTTTATCCATATCATTTGTGAATTTGAATAAAAGCCGTATCTTACTTGAAACAACAGAAGTGTCTATTCTCTTTTCTTCTGTCGTAACATAAAAACGACTATCTGAACCATAAGTTACGTGTAGCATACTATATAATAGAAAACTTAAGAAAATATTTGTATTCTGTTAGAAACAACAAAAAGGGGTACTTGCGTACCCCCTAATGTTTATGAAAACAAAGTATAAACTTTGAGAAGTTTTTAGCTAACTACTTTTCCTGCATAAGTAAACGCACCTTGATCAAACGCTACTGCCGTCATATCTGCAACTTCGTACATTGGAAACGGCTCTTGGGCTTCAAAAGTCCATTCATAACCGTTGAAATCTCCAAGTGCCGTACCTGAACTTCCTGTACCTGTTGAAAGTTCGCAACCATTATGAGCACCTAAAGCCATTACAGTTCTTACTCCTGCGTCATTAAGTTCGTTTAATTCAGCAAACACTACTAACCTTTGTTGTGCTATAAGTCGTAGTTCGTTTTGATATTCTTTTGAAAGTTTGTTGAACTTCAATACAGCAGTTTGAGTGTAAAAAACAGTTCCATTTTCAGACGAACCTGTTACAGTTTCAGTAATAGAACCAACACCACGCTTCATATGATAACCGTGAAGGTGTGCAGAACCCATTTCCAAGTCAGTAACCTCACCACTCGCTAAAGTTAGTGTGGCTTCGTCAAATTGTGCGAACCATAAGGTTACGACACCGCCAATTCCATCTCGGCAACCAATACTATGCCCTTTTATTAAATCACAAGCCATTTTATTTAGTTTTTAAAGTTAATATTATCCGTGATGTGTAAAGTCAGAAGGTACACCTACTTGAACTCCTGCCGTCCAAGAAGCAACCATTCTTACGTTATTGCTACCGTCTAGATTTTCCATATCAAGAACTTTTACAGCCGTTAAGTCAGAATTTAAGGAAGTTCCGAAGAACGCATTCGTTTTAGTACCTGCCCACATATGTGTATTAGCCACACCTGCACAAACTGCGATTTTTACGCCTTCAAATTCTGGTGTGTATTCTCCCATATGATTAAAAGGAAAAGCACTTAAAGCAGAAATTGCTTGTATGTATAATCTGTAAGTTCTCTTATTCATATATATATACAAGTCCTCTTTTCCGTAAACTGATGTAGGTATATCACTTACTAAAGTTCCTAGATTTGCAATAATATTAGCTGCTGTGAAAGCACCTGACGCTGAAGATGAAGTCATACCTGAAGTGCTTAATGCGTCAAACTGACCTGATGTTCCTGTTGAACCTTGCCATATTGAGTTTTCTACGCTATCAGCAATACTGTCTGCAAGATAAGTCATAGCATAAGCCACAAAGTCGTCTTGTTGGTGGTAAGACCAATCTGCTAACATTGTCGTTTTACAAAGGTCAATGTTAATTTGAAAAGGTTCTACAAAAAGTACCTGTTCTGTTAGTGTAAGAGTTGCTGAATTTTCTGTAAAAGCACAATCTTGATCTTTTACTAAATCTGCACCTGCTACTTTGTTAATTACCTCTTTATGATTTACGTTTTCACGTATAGTCATATATTCTAAAGAAGATGCTGTTTTTAAAGCAGCCGAAACATACGCACCTGCGTGAGTTCCTTTATAACTGCTTGATGTGATTGTTAAAGCCATTTTTTTTAATTTTTATTATTTATATTATACCAATACTTTTCTTGTCTTGATAGTTTTCTGTAATCTACTTTTGATAATGTAGTTCCATTATTAGAACCATTGTTAAATTTAGAAGTCTTAACAGGTTCAGTAGCAGGTTCTTTAGAAAGCTTTTCTAATTGAGAAGAAAGTTCTTCTTTTTCTGTTTCTAAATTTCCGTTTGCTTCTTTCAAATCGTTAAGTTCAGATTTTAATTCTGCAATATCTTTTTCTGTCTTTGCTACTAACTCATCTACAACTGCTTTTACTTCGTCAATAAAAGCTACCTTATCAAATTCAACTTCTTTAGTTTCTTTGATTTTTTTAGGTTCTCTTTTTTCTTCTGTTGCTTCTACTTCTTCTTCAACTTCTTCTTCTTCTTCAGTTTCACTTTCGTAAACTTCTGCTACGATACCTTCTTCTTCAACAGAAAATCCTTGACCATCTTGTAGTTCATATTCTCCAACAGGTAAAGGCATTGTCGTTCCGTCTTCTGTTAAGATACTAATAGAAATACCTGCTGCTAACTCCTCTGCTTCAGAAACTACAATAGTTCCGTCAGTAAGTTTATCGTTAAATTCTAATTGCACTTCTTTATCAAGCCCAAGTGCTGTTAATATTTGTTTCTTTAAATCCATAGTTCTTTTTTTATATAATAGAATATTTATTTATTTATTTGATTTTTAGCTAAAGTTAGCCGTACATTTTGCTTTTTATAGCAGTTTTTAAATTCTTTATTGCCTTTTCATAATAAGCGGAATTAGCATCAACCCCTAATTCTTTCTCTGCTTTTTTTAATCTATCTACTGCTTCACCAATATCAATAGCTTCATCTAAAAGATAATTTTCTTCTGCTGTTAATTTTTTATCAAGTTTTTCATATTTAGCAAATGTTTCATTTCTTTCATTTAATAATTTGCCTAAATCTTTAAATTTTGGAACAAGAGATTTAACATCACTATCAATATCATCTTTTAACCCCAACTCAACCTTAACCTTACCTTCTGCTTTTGCAAAGACCTCTTGTAGTTTTAATAATTGTTCTTGCATTTTATTTTAATTTTAGATTTTAGGTGTTGATATTGTGGCTGCCTTTTCTGAATTTTTAGCATTTTGTTCAACTGCTGAAGAAAAGTTTTTCAAAGAAGTAATAGTTTTTTTGCTTTCGCTTGGCATATCTACTCCTAAATCTTTAATTGCTTTTTCTAATTTGCTTCCGACATCTATTGCTTCCTTCCACTTTTTAGAAAGCGTCTTATATTCTTTACTTACTGATTTTAATGTGTTACTTGCTTTTAGCATTTCATTATACAAAGATGTACTTTTCTTAAATACTTCTGAATTTATTTTATTTAAGTCATCTACTAACCCCAACTCAACCTTAACCTTACCTTCTGATTGTAGTTCTTTGTATGCAGTTCTTATTTGTTCGTCAGTTATTGCTTTACTCATAGTTTCCATTCTGTCTATAAAGTAACCTTCTATTGAAAGTCCTTTAACTTCGCCTGATTTAATCTTTTCCCAAAGTTCGTCATTCTCTATTTTCATTTTAACAAACCAAGTTCCCAAAGGCAACCCTTTAAAGCCATAAAGATTACTCTTATCTTGTTCGCCTTCTTTTATCCAACTTTCAACAGTCAATACTCCTGAAACTCTATCTGAATGTTCGTAAGTCGCTTTATGGTGGTTATTGTGTTTTAAGTAAAGGGCTGCTGCTTGTGCTACCGTTTCTTTTGAGAAGTAAACATAGTAGTCGGTGTCTGTCTGTGGATCGTAACGGAAGATTTGTTTGTTAGGTATAAGTGCAGGACTGATTAACATTCTTTTTTCTTCATCAACCTTTGCGAAAGTCAGATTGTTCTTTTCTTTTCCAAAAAATACAAAATCTTCTTCAATAGCAGGAGAAGATACTAAACTAATAGCGTCAATAGTGAGTTCTTGACTATCGTCTGATATTACTAATTCTACAATCCTTGTTTTCTTTTTCATATTATAAATAATCTTCTCCAATTCTATCTTGTAATTTAATACTAAAAACTTTCTCACCATCTGCTTGTGCTATTAAGTCATTAGCATTTTTAAAGACAGGTTGTTTTAATATTTCCTCTACACCTAATTCTTTTGAAGCTACTATAAACTTTTCCATTAAAGGTGTAATCACATTGACTTCTCTATATATTTTTGTTCCATTACTACCTACTTCTCTTTGTGTTTTGGTTGCTAAATCTTTTACTTTTTTAGATAAATCTCTAAAGAGTTGCATACTTTTATCACTACCAAATTCCTTCATAGCACTTTCAAGTTTTTTTGCTTGTTTTTTAATATCATCTACTAAACCTAAATCAATTCTTTTAGATTTTAGTTCAGTACCTTTTAATTCTTTACCTTTAAGGTTTTCTAATTTTTGTAGGTATTCTTTATACATAATATAGTTTTTGTGTTATATAATAGAAATAATTATTATTTGTTTTATATTGTAATCCTAAATAGTAGCCCTTCTTCTAATGTTGGCTAACTTGTTTTGGCTATTCGTTATGTCGTCAGATACTACATAAGCCCTAGCAGGTTCTGGTTCTTGTCCACCTTCTAATGTAAATGCACCACTTGCTATTGTTGTTCTTGGTGTAGCTGAAGGTGCAGAAACAGAACCACCACCACCACCACCACCTTATCTTTTTAACATTCGCTAAACCACCTAGTATAACTGCTGCACCTGTAACAAATCCTGCTACACCACCTTGTGCAAACGCCTTATTAGCACCTACATAAGTATCTATAATAGCTTGTGCTATTGCTAATTCTTTGCTTTCACCTGCTAAACTTTGTAAAGAACCTGCTAAACTTGAAAACGCTTCTAGTTGTGTATTAACTCCTTCTCTTACAATATCTGATTTTTGTTTTGCAAATTGTTTTTCAATAGCTGCCGTGTCCATTCCTGACTTTCTTGCCATTTCAAGTTTTAACTGATAAGCGTTTTCTAATTCTAATAGTTCTTTTTCAATTCCTGTAAGTCCTTCTTGTGCTATTTCTCTTTGGGCTTCTAAAAGTTCTTTTTGTAAGCCGACTTCGTTAGTCATTTGCTCACTTCTAAAACCTGCTACTTGTGCTTCTACTGCTGCCCTTTCGTTTACTGCTTCTTTATAGGCAACTTGAAGTTCTATATTATCTTTGTTTGCTGCTAGTTCTAAAGCTGCTGCTTCTATTCTTACATCTGCTTGTTTTAACATCTGTACTTCTTGTTCATCAAGTATTCTTGCAAGTTCTTTATTTGCTGCTATTCTTTCGGCAAAGGTTTTGGTTTCGTCATCACGGATTTGTCTTTGTAGTTCGGCTTGTCTATCGTATTTCTCTATAAGCCCTTGTACTGCTGCTGCTGCTAATAGTGCATTATTCTTTGCTGTGGTTGTTGCTTGTGCCTGTTCGTAGTTTGCTTTTATAGATATTTTAGTTATACCTTCTGCTGCTTTTGTGTAAATAGCACCAACTTCAGAAATAGCGTCACCAATATTATTGTAAATATCTTTACCTGCGTCAATAGCAGCCGTTCCTGTATCTAATATATCTTGTTTTGTGTCTGCTATGTCAGCCCTTAATTGAGCCATTTTTTCTTCATCACCACCACCTAAAAAACTATCTTCCCAAGCCAACATAGCTGCCTGAACTGCTAATTTGATAGCATAAAACGACATTTTTAATGGAGTTAGTGCTATGGTTAGTAAGCCACCTATAACTTTTTTAAGTCCGTCAAACCTGTCTGAACTTTCTGTTACCCAAGTATATACATCTACAAGAACATCAACTACTTGATTGAAGGTTGTAGAAATTGTAGTCATTACTGAATTGACAGAGTTCATTATCTTTTGATTTCTACCTAACGCTTCTTTTAAAGCTACAAACGCTGCAATAATCAATCCTATTCCTGCTGCTTTCAAAGCCATACCAAAACCTTTAACTGCTACACCCATTTTCTTAAACCCACCTGAACCTTTTTTGGTAGCGTCTTCAAGACCTTCTGTTTGGTCTTTTGCTTTCTCTATATTGTCGCCTAACTTTTCAGCGTCTTTCGCTGCGTCATCTATATTGGTCTTTACATCTAATATTAATTCTTTATCTGCCATAATTTAAAATGTTATTTCTGCTGCTTTCTTTTCTGTTAATTGTACACTCGCAAACCATTCTATGTTTGTTCCTGCTACTCCTGTTACTTGTACTGTTATATAAGGGTCGGACACATCAACCATTGTTACGGCTGTTATTAATGCTGTTGTTCGTGCTATTACTGAAGAACTTTGTGTAAAGGTTGTGTTATATCCGTTATCTGTTACTACTGCACCTATTAATTCTCTATGGTCGTACCCACCTGCCGATCCTTCTTCACCACCTGTACAAAGTGCTGTTACTTTTACTTCAAATCCTAATAATGAATTGTTTTGTACTGATATATAACTTGAACTAACACCTTGAACAGTTAAGTTAGTAGGGTCTGCGTTTGTTGTCGTTCCTACAAATTGTACGATAGATGTTTGATTAAGACCAAGTGCTACACCACCACCAACTACTACTTCGCCTTGATTTTTTACTTTTCCGTAAGTTCCAAAAGCTGAAGCGTCACTTATTCCACTTTCTACTTGGTGGTTTTGCCCACTTATTAAGATATTTGTATTTTGTCCTTTAGTACGGTTACTTTGCCCATTTATTAAAGTGTTACTTGTAGTAGTTTCAACTATATTACTTTTACCACGCACTTGAACCTCTGTATTATCAAAAGTTTTATTTAATTTAGGGCTATAACGAAAAGAAGTACAAGTACCTGATGACCTGTCATAGTTATATCCGTATGCTTCACAACTTATTTGATTTGCTCTTACATCATTTGTTCCGTCAGTAAAAACGACTTCACCATTTGTCAATATTTCTTTTGGTTTTATTTTATGTCCTTTTTTATATTCCATTTAAGGTATAAGTATAAATTCTA